ACCGCCTCTGCGCAGTGCTTTACGGACAGCTCTGCTCATGGCGTCAGATACGCGGCGGCGCTGCGGGTTCGGCATCGTCGCCACAATCGGTTTGATGGACCGAATAATGCTCAAAGCAATCGCTCTGTCCTGGGCCTCACGGTTCTGTGGCGTGTCCTTCCCTTCCTCTTCTGCCGGCGTATCTTCGTCGGTTTCGATGTCTTCCGGCGGAACCGTAACGGATTCTTCACCGTCGCCTTCGTCTTCGGTCGCATCGTTTTTCTGCCCCGGATCTAATTCCTCTTCCAGGGAATCCATGGCTTCAGTACCCTTATCATCTTTGTCTTCCAGGTCGTCTTCATCGTCCGTTGGCTGCTCGCCTTGCTGGGAAGCCAATGCGGCAACGCGTTCATTTAACGCGTCAATGGCGTCCATGACATCCTTGAGGTTATTGTCCCCTTTCTCATCTTTTTCATCATCGCCGCAGTTTTCGACGTCATTTACGACCTGGGCCGCTTCGCGGACTTCATCCGGATCGGCATCTTTTACGAAGGCCGCAAACATACGATGCAATACACTTTTCTTTCTGCTCATTGATTTTCCTCCTTTAGGTTTTGAGTCTTTAATGGACACATCGTGCCCTGCGCGGTCATTGGTTACGATGGCCACGTGATTGCCAATGATGTCGGCCTGATGATATGTACCGTCGTCGTTGGCGATATATTTGCAATCATAGCCACATGATATTTCGCGCTTCCCGGCCTCGACCTTAGCCGCCAGCGCTGCATCATAAATGACTATGTCACAAACCAATTTGTCATTGTCCTCTCCGTTGCCGCGGCGGACATTCTGCACCACGCCTTTCACATAGGTGCTGTAGTTTGACGAATCAATCCCGACAGGTGGATGGTCGTCGGTCAGTGGTTTGCCTTCAAATGAGGCAATAGCCGAAGGCTTGAACACCTCGTCCGGCGTCCGGAATACCGTAATAATTGGTTGCGCGGAGTCAATTCCCAGCTCCCTTGGCAGATATTCCTGTGCGCCAGTCCGGCAGATAGGCACTGTATGACATACCAGATACCCTTCCGGTGTCTTCGTCATATGTGGCGAAAACCGGGAACCATAAAAAGCTTTCAAAAGGCACCACCTCCTAAAAATGGGTATAAAAAAACCACCTCATAAATGAGATGGTAAAAAATATATGTGATTATAATCCTGGGACACTATCTTTAATGCCTTTAGCCATTTTCATGGCCCGCTGCATCAAGCTGTTTTCGTTTAAATACTCCAACCCTTTGAGCGTCAGCCGCGGACGTCCTTTACTGACCATGAAATGACCTGCGCTGTCCACGTCCACAGCGATTCCCTCAATTAACCCGGCCATCAATAGCATACGTAAAATGGATAACAGCCGTTGTTCCGTAATATGTAAGGTTTCAGGAGAAATGCAGCGTTCATCAAATTCTTCATTATCCATGCTGACTTCCAGCATTTTCAATATGCGATAAATGATGCGGATATTATCCATGATACCGCTCTCCTTACTTGCAATACACAATCAGTCAATTGGCTTGCCTTCTTTATATGCCTTGCGTGCCTCGTTCAGCGACATCGAATTTGCTCCGCCACGATAATCGGGATGTCTGAACTGGAAATCATCATCTTCCCAGCCGCAAATCTCACAAATATCAAATTCATGGTTTGCCGCAACCATTCCTTTTCCGCAACACGGGCATGGTACTAATTCATCATCATTCACTTCCGCCATGTTCTATATCCTCCCGTTTTCGTTCTAGATAATATTTAAGGCCTTCATCCGGTTTGAACATCGTGTAAATTCCCCTGGAAGGTCGCCCTTTCACAAAATCATTGGTTTTTTTATCATAACGAACAACAATACCACTCCCATCAATATGCCCTAAAACAGTGTCGGAAACTGGTGACTCTATCAATTCTAAGGCTCTTGCTTTGTACTGCTCTTTTGTGAACCCAGGATATTGATTTCCATGATTATTCCAATGATTGTTCAACGCCTGCTTATTCTTGAACCCTTTTACGCTGAATATGTTCGCTCCATTCGGGCTCGCCCTTACATTACCATTCTTTTTCGTATTTGTCGAGGGCTGTCCGCCACCTTTGCCAAACTTCCCGTCCGGCCCTCTGGGATGCTTAGATTCATCCCACTCTTTATCTAAGGTCAGCCGGGCAAGGTGCAGCTTCGTGACCATCAGTTTCAGGAGTATCCTATTCTGTATACTTTTCATAATTACTGAATCCTTTCAAAGTTGAGGCGGCTGATAGTTCGGATAGATCCATGACGATAAATGCGCGCCGGCCAATTCACCAAATCCAAATCAATGATTGGTTCTGGGTAGCACCTGCAGTTTGGGCAGCACCCAGCATGGTAATGCCCGAGTGAGTTGCGATAGGGTTTGCCGTTTTTCCCGATAGTCGGAAATAAGTCTTCCGGCGCCGGCGGGTCATTCCAGTTTACGATGACGCCGCTCATCATGCGGTGGCTGGTACGTGTGCGCCCATCACCACCCATACCGCCTACGGGCCGCCAAATATACCAATGTATGCCAAAATTCTGGCAGCGGGCCTGGGTCAGTTCTGTCTGGGCCATAGACGTTTGTGTCCTGGCAATCAGTTCAGCCCGTGCCAGGGTATGCTCCGGGAACATCTTCCGGATTTCCTCAGCGATATCCGAAGCCCTGCGCCCCTTCATCGCTTCCCGTGTTGTGTAGGCCGCCACATCGTCCGCAATATCCGCCGGCAGTGTCCGTATGAGCGCCACATTCTCTTCCACCAAATCGCGCAATTTCCGCCCTGTCGGGCCTTGCAATTCACGTCGCAATAAAGTATATAGCTCACGGCTCCGGCCATTCCTGGTGGCCGCCTGGCGCCATGTGCGGCCCTGGTCATCAAATAGGCCCGTGACCATTTTCATGGCCGCCGCCTGGCAGACGCGCTGGAACGTCCTGGTTTCGGCAATCTGCAGGAGCGTCTTACGTATCTTATCCGGGTCCGATGTGTGTCCGACCCGCCGGATCATACGCCGGGCCAGTTCCATCAGGCTGCGGCGGAAAGCCAGTTCAATTCTGCGTTTCGGTTCCCACAGGTGCTGCATATGGCCACGCCCTTTCTATCATTTATCCGAAGAAGATACGTTGGGAGCGCTATGTTCAGATTCGCTGTTTTTCGGCTCGCTTTGCCCTTCTGCGCCGCCAAATAGTCCAGCCATACCATTCATACCTTCGTTCGGGTTTTGAATCGTATCGTCGGCATTTTCGATATCTTCGTCGGTGATGTTCGACCACATACCCGTAATCTCGCTCTGTTGGCGTAACTCTTTCAGCGCCGTGCGCTGGGATATCATGCCAGCCTGGAAGGCTTTCGTCACAGAGTCGGTGTTTTTACTGGCCAGGTCAGACATTTCGTTTTCATCCGGGCGGCGTACGGCGTTGAAGTCGTAATCGAAGTCGTCAGGAACAGCGCCAAGCGTCGATGTCATGATGATAGGCAACAGCTTGTCTAAAACCGGACGAAGTTCGGATTCCTGCTTTTCTTCGATAGTATCGTAGTAGTTCTGCATGTCCGACTCGCCCGTGGCATTCATGCCGCTTGGCGACCGCCCAAAAAGTTTTGTCACCGGTGTTTCTGCGGCACCAGCCACGTCCATCATAAACCGGTCGTAGGCATCCGCGATGCCCCCGAAGGTGTATTGGTGCGTTTCGTAGCTGTCATTCTCGCCGAGCACCTGGATGCTGTTATTATTCATCATAGCATTCATGCCCTGAATCGTGTTGTACAAGTCCTGCTGGGCTTTCTGGCTGCCTGTAGCCAGTACCTGGCTCAGGCCTTCAACCTTCATGACACGCAGGTTGGCCATGAAGGTCAGCATGGCGATGTTCCACGATACATTATCGCGTTTCTTGAGTTCATCGAAGATGTGTTCGATTTCCGATGCACCCCAGTAGTTTTCCGCCAGCCGTTCAATGTACGGAAGCGGCCGGCCCATGAATCGCAATATGCGGCTGTGATGGACGCGGACGCCGCGCTCGATACTGTCACTGGTCACGGTATAGGTATCCGGCAACCCGAATTCCGGATCGTCGATATCATCGACCAGCGTTTCATCCGGGGAAATGCCACTCCATCGGTCCAATACCAAAAGGCCTTTATAATCGCCCGGCATGATTTCGTCGAGGTTCAGCGGTTGATCTAATTCATCTTCCTGCCCCTTGAGCATAATCAGTGCCCCGGCTCCGCCATACAGTCGTCCGAGCTTCAATCCTTCCAGGATACGTGCCGTCGTCCGCGTCTTGCGGTCGGTCTGCATGACTTTCCGGATAGCGTCCGGGGCAATCTGCGACAGAATCTTATATCCGTTCTTACACATGTCTTCGGGAATCGTATCAATGACGCGGCGTACGATCCAGTGTGACCGGTACAGGCTGTTTATCGTCTGCCAATCCCAGGTGAACCGGGTCAGCGGATACTGCGTCGATTCCAGGACGTTCGGCATGAACAGCCCGCTTCGGGTCAGTGGATTCTGGAACGCATCATTCGTCTGCCGACGTATGGTTTTCTTTCGTCTTTTTCTTGTCATTCTCTCAGCCTCCATTTGGCCACCATGGTTTTGCAGTAATACCGAAGAGCGTCCATGCTATGGTCATTCACCTTGAGCGGCTGCTCCTTCCCATTGGCCGCCGCTTTTTCATCCCACACGTAAGTCTGGAATTCGGCCAGGGTGCTGGTACATTTGCGGTTGACCTTGAGCCGCCCCTGGCTAATCAGCATGGCCGTGACCCGGATACCGTCGTTGACGCTGTTATCGGCATCCTTTACGCGGAATCCTTTGCCCTGGCAGACGAGTTTAAACGACGCAGCTGACGGATCAATGATAATGAAATCAGGATATTCATCGCCGATGAAATCGACCAGGTCATCTGCATACTGGGCATCGGTCTTTTGCCGCTGCATCGCCCGGCTGTCCCAGTAATACTCTCGGTCCACCCATACGGTTTCACCGTCATCTAATATATCCAGGAATACCATCGGGTTCTTTGTCCCATAGTCAACGGCGATATAACGCCGGCAGCGTGACCGCATAGTCTTGTTCAGCTCATCGTCCGTATAAAGCATCGCATCGGATACCATATCGTAGATGAGCCCTTCGGCCAACACCCACATCCCGAGGATCATGCGCTTATACCACATACCGGAATAGGACCGGCGGATATTGGCTTTGTATTCATCAGGTAGATTGGGGTTGTCATCCAGCATGAAGTGTATGTCTTTGACAACTCCGTCGCGCAGCATCGCATCATTCGTGATGTATTCCTTGTACAGATAGTGCATGGGAGAATCGGGGTTCGTTGTCCCATACAGCTTGGCCCCTTTTATGCTGAGACGGTTCAAGAGCTGTTTAAAGAAATGTTCCGGCATTAGCGTCAGCTCGTCGCAATAGGCTCCGGCCAGCGTCTTGCCACGAATGAACTTTTCTGATCCTTCGTCCTTTGCCCCAACAACCTTGATGCGCCGTGAACAGGGCTGTCCTTTGAATTCCCAGAATACATCCAGTTCGCCAGACTGACGATTATATTTATAATGGTTGTCGCCCAGGGTATCGAACAAATCATTCAGCACATTGTCGTATACCGTGTCTTTGGAGACGCCGGTCATCAGTAATAGTCCTAGTGGGCCGGTCATGATATAGTTGATCCATTTCGGTATCATACTGACTGTCTTACCAGAACGGACAGAGCCTTCCAGAATCGTGATAAACGCATCTTCAGCGGGCGGTGTACAAATAAAATCGATGGCCTTACGCCCCCACTTCTGAAATTCCATCAGGTACTGCCACCTCCGTCCGTATGATTATATTCTTTAGACGCGGTTTGGATGGATTCAATCAGTTGTTCCATCGCTGACTGGTCTGTCTGGCTGCCGTTATTGATAGTTCCCGATTGGGCGACTTTTTCCTTGAGTTTAATTTCGCGTTCTTTCATGCGTATATCAGCTGATTCGCCCAGTGTATCCAACAACAGGCGCATCATCTGACTATTCCCTTTGCAAGCCGTACGTATCAAAGATCCAAGAACAGCATCACTTACCAGCAGGCTGTCATCTTTGATTTGTGCGGCCTTCATGATTCCTGCTTTGAGGTCCTCTGGTAGATCGCTCAGTGGCAAAGAAACAGCCTCTTTCAGTAGGGTCCTAAGGGCTGTCAAGAATAACATCGTTTACATTTTGTGCAAGGACATCCTTTACACTTTATGCAAGCACATCGTTTACAAATTT